GTTCGAGTGGCCGGTGATGCGTCAAATAATGTGAAGTTTGCCGCTGACGTTACTGTGCGATCTGTGAAGGCCGCAGCATAAAGGAATAACATGCCATTCAAAATAAACGGAACAAGCATACCGTGGGGTTTTATATCGACGGTTGTTATTGCAATTTTCTGGCTTGCGGGCCTGTCATTTCAAGTGGCGGCTAATGGCGAGGACATTGAAAAGCAGGTAGATACTGCCGAACGCCTTGCGAAGATAGAGACAACCCTTGAGGCGAACAAGGAAGACGTAAGGGAAATCAAGGAAGAACAAAAGAGCCAAGATGAGAAGCTCGACAAGATACTTGAGAAGGTCAGTGGGTCTCGCTAACCGCATAAAGGCCCATGAGGGGCGACGATTCAAGCCCTATCAGGACATCTTGGGGGTTTGGACTGTGGGGTATGGAAGGAATATGGACGCCGTACCGTTCTCTCAGGACGAAATAGACCTTATGTTCGACAATGACCTAAGAAGGGCCAGAGATGGTGCGGAGACGTTCTTTGTCTACAGCCAACTAAATCAGGCCCGCCGTGAAGTACTGATAGAGATGATTTTCCAGTTGGGTCTTGTTGGCGTGAGCAAGTTCAAGAGGTTTTTGGCGGCTGCGACTAAAGAGGATTGGAGTACAGCAGCCAAAGAGATGCTTGACAGCAAGTGGTTTCGTCAGACCCCAGGCAGGGCCAAAGAACTGTCCGAAACATTCGAGCGGGGCGGCGTTGAAAATGCGCGCTTACTGTAACGAATGCGTAGCCTATACGCCCTCTTATTCCTGTTATCTGGATGCGCGTCAACCCCCTACTACGAGATTGGCCTTGAGTACCAGTTGGACGATTACACGGACTATTGGCTCCAGACCGAAAGAAGCTGGCAATGTAACAAGAACGTCAAGTTTCACGGTGAACTCGGATTGAAGTGGAGAGACTGTGTTGGTTCTGCGGATTGCAAGATTGGCATAGATCACGAGTCGTGGTTGTTGTGCGGGGGTCCGTTCAACGATAGGCCGGAAGTAGATTCTAACGGCATCAAGATTAGCATTGAGGGTGGAAAATGAACAATCTAATTATTGGAAAACGCGTAACAATTGGCGCATCCATAACGTCTGTTTGCGCCATGCTTGCATTTATCTACCCGGACTATGCCCCGGCAATCATTGCCGCTGCCGCTCCGGTTACTTTCATCATTCAGGTATTCGTGGCAAATCGTTATGGCATCACAAAATGATCTTCTCGACGATCAAGCGGTATGCGTTTTTAGGGCTTGGCTTGCTCGTACCCGTCCTTGGCTTTTTAGTCAAGATATTTGCGGGCAAGGCGAAACAAGAAAAGCGGGAGCGCAAAAGGGCCGAAGCCATCGCAGACCATGCCCTGAATGTTATGGAGAAGGACGTTGAAATCGATGAACAAGCAGACATCAGGCTTGCCGATGCAGTTAAAGAGATTGAGGATACCGGCAGCTCTAGTACTTTCCGTGATCCTAACAGGTTGTTCGGCCGTTCAGATAAAGAGTGACGTTCCCTGTCCTGCATTCCCACGATTGCTAATGGTAAGTGCAGAACTTGAGGCACAAACACCTGAAGCCGTTATCGAGATAACTACAGAGAATTACATCCTTCTCGCCAAGCATATCGAGAAACTTGAAGTCCGGGCTAGTTGTGACAATCCCGACTAAGTTCGAGTGCATGGGTTCTACCATCAATATCGACCTAATCACCGATATTGACGAGAGATCGGTCGGTCGATACATCCCGCAAAAACTACTGATACTTGTTGATAGCAAGCAACCCAAGCAACTACAGGAACAGACATTCTGGCACGAATTTATGCACTGTGCGTTAGACCACCTTGGCTACTCAGAACTAGATAGCAATGAGCAATTTGTTGACCAAATGGCGCAATGCCTATACCAGCTTCAGAAATCGCGGGTTGACCGCAAAAAGAAGTAGATGCGCGACCTACTCAAAGCCATTGGACTCTGCTTTATCACGGCGGTCTTTATCGTCTGCATCGTTATCACGCTTTTCCTTCTTACTGAATCGGTCTATACGCTTGGCCGAGACGACGAAGCTAAAAATTGTCAAGAGCAATTCAAAACAGGGGAAATCCTGCCGCAAGGCGTGATGGAGCTAACCTATCAATATTTTGTTGTTAGACATTGAAACAAGCTTACACAAAGTATATACGTTTACCTTATTCAAGGCGCACATCCCACCAAAGCAAATAATTGAACCGACCAGGGTTTTGTGTTGGGCCGCGAAATGGTTGGGCGAAAAGAAAGTACATTTCCGCACCGAACACGACAAAGACTTCGTTACCAAGATTTACGAAATGATAAACGATGCTGACGGCATCGTTCACTATAACGGCAAAGCCTTTGACATGAAACATCTCAATCGAGAGTTTCTTCTGCGCGACATTCCACCACCGTCATCCTATACAAACATCGACCTACTCACCACCATGCGCCAAAACTTTAAGATGGCGTCGAACAAACTTGAGTGGGTGTCTATCCAACTTGGCTATGAGGGCAAGATACAGCATCGCGGCGTTCAGCTATGGATAGACTGTCAGGAAGAAAACGATCCCAAAGCATGGCGCGAAATGAAGAAATACAACATTCGTGACGTTACAGAAATGGAGCCAATTTATTACGACTTGCTGCCGTGGATTAAGGGGCATCCGAATTGGGGTCATTACGTTGACGGCGAGATTGTCTGCCGCAACTGCGGTTCTACGAAAGTCAAAAAGGACGGTTGGGAGCGCAAGACAGTACGACCATACCAGCGGTATCGCTGCACAAACTGCCACAAACCCATACACGGCAGGAAGATGGTTAAGCGGGACGAAAACGACAAGAAACTGCCACAGCCGAGTACGGTCTGATGCCTACCATGTCGAAAGAACAGATCATCGAGGTTGAAATAGAAATGGCCGAACTACTAGAGCAGTTAGCCGAAGCAAGACAGGAGAACCTTGAATTAAAGGCCCAGATTTCAAGGTTAATGAGTGACCGGAGTATGACGGTATGATTGAATGGCTACAAACGGCGGCTGTTGTTACAGGTGCCTGTGTGTACTTTTACTATGGGAACAAAATCTCTCCACGCGGAGGCGACAAGCCACTGGATATGATTGATCGGTTCCTTATATGCTTTGGGCTATGGGCATTAGCCTTCTGGCTGCTGACAACTGTTGTCAATTTTGAGGCGCTGGGATTTGCTAAGTAAACGAGCTTTTTTTATTTCCTTGAATTTTATATACGCATCGCTCTTAGGCTGCGTTTGACCAAGCCCCTTACACCAATAATCATTTCTCAATAGCACCTTACACATTCGCCGCCAAGACGGTGCCCAACATTTTGCCTCAAGTTCTGGCGGAGACTCATCTGGTATTCTGCCATACCCCCGCCTTTGCCATCCGCCGATAAATTTCCTGAATCTCAGCGTATAGTGGTCCCTTGTTTTCTTTGGCATTGTTTGGAGCAATAGGTTACAAAAACTTTGCCAAGTATGTTGTGGTGGTTTTGTGATCTTATTATATCCGGTGATGTTCCCGGATTCCTTGATGTACATTGCGCCAGAATTTACACCATTAACCCGCGCTATTAGCTTGAACCACGTTTCCGGCTCAAGTATGTGATAAAGCCACAGTCCACGCTTTTGATCGTCGCCAAACGGCTGGCATAACCTCTGTGAACTTAGCGGAACTCCCGCCATTTGCATTTTGTCGTATATGATATTATGCGGCCGCTCTGGATATATTGAGTGATACCGCCAAACGTCCTCTGTAAGCCAATCATAGATAGGATAGGCATTGTAAACCTCATCAACGATTTTAGTTGTCCATCGCTGCTTGTTAAACATTCGATCACGCTTTTCCCAAGTGGCGATTGCGCAATATCTGTGTAGGCTTTCTTGCGCCCTAATACCTATGAATGCTGCCGTTTTTTCACCATCACCATACCAAGAACCGAATAAGGTTATGAACTCCTCGAACTCCATGCCAGGGAGGCAGAACGGATAATCCTCATCTGTTGTGCAGCTGTCGGGCTTCCCCCTAATCCATATATCTTCATTTTCTGGGTCCCAAGCCATCCATTGCGGTTCATAGTTTGTTACCGCATTTCTTAGCAGCATTGGCGCACATATCCAGTGCTGATCTATGTTGTCTGAATACATATCAAACATTTCTTCAATGTGCGCGATTGTGTCGGCATATTGAGCCTCAAAGTCGATGTACATAACACCAACCACGCGATCCCTTGGTATCGCTTCATCCATTACAAGATGCAGCAAGACGCTGCTATCCTTACCACCAGAAAAGGCAATATAGATTCGCTCGAAATTGTCAAATATCATCTTGATTCGGCTGCGCGCAGCATCAAGGACATTTGTATTTCGGTATCTCTTAATGCCCATATCAGTATATATCTGACTGGCGACCGGAATACGCCACTTCTAGCGTTACCTCATCCAGTCCATGTTTCGATAGCCAGCGATTTAGGTACACAAGGGCGACATTATTTGCTGTGTTCTGTTCTTCGTCAGAAAGCAAGAAGAACCCGCTTCGATATACTGCGGGAACTCCCTCGGCATAACAAACCGCAGCCTGACCCAACCAGGCGATTCTATTCATTGCTGAATTTGTTAAGTAGTGCTCACAGGATTTCTTCCACTCTGTAATTATACATTCTAGCGCGGCAGAAAAGCGATCTGAATCAGATAGAAAATCCCTGTACATTTCCATCCCATCATCTTTTGTTACCCCCTCAAGTCCGGTCTTGTAAAGACCCGCTTTATAGCACTCCCACTTGTCATATGTGTGGAATATCCTGTTTTCGTCACTAGTATTAACGGTTCTAACCTCACCCTCAGTCATTGTTACCGGATCATCGGTGAGCGCAACAAAGTCTTCTTCTGTAACTTCGCCCTCAACATCCCATGATTTTGAGAACTCCTGATCTGAAAATAAATCCTGCAATCCAGTAATTTGACATAGCCGCAAAACCTCATCATCATCCATGCCAAGTTCCCTAGCTATTCGCTTATTAGCCCAATTCCTATTTTTAAGCTCAACAACAATTTCTGACATTGCCGTGACCTTGTGTTTTCCCCTCGCTCGGTTATGGCGAATGGTTGAAGCCATCCGCGCGCTACGGTTTTCGCATTCAGTGTTAATCGCAGAAATTGGCAAATAGCCGTGTATGCGCATTAATACATCATTGCATTCTTTGCCAACTCTGTTGCGATGGAATCCATCAATAACCTCAACAACATCACCCCGAGGCCAGCCCACTATTGGCTGCGTAAATCCATCCTCCATGATGGAAAGCCTGAGCAACTCCATTTCTGGCGGGGCAACAGCATTTGGATTGTAGTCATTGGCAACCACGGACGCGGCACGAACCCACTGTACATGATCGACCGGCTCGCCCCTGAATGGACTAACATCATGGAGCATTCCGCGCACTTTATTGAGTAGCGAAACACTCTCATCAACTTCATCGAGACCAGATATTATTTCCACCAATTCAGATGCCAGCCGTGCGGCTCGTTCTTCGTTATTCATTCCTAGATCAGTCACCGGCTTATACCGCGAAAAGTTCGACTTGCGGTATAAAACATGCAATGTGCATAATTATTCATCGTTCTCATGGTGGCGCGTCTCCTATACGTGCCAATACATTTTTTATCTTTGGCACACTCACAAAATATTCTAGTGCCAGCTGCGCCTTATTTTTTTTTATTATCAGATATGGATACATGTCTTGTATTGCAACCGCCGCATCTACGCCGTGCGCGCGCCAATAATATGTAACTGAATGCTTCTTGCTTTTGGGGGTGGCGCGCCTACATATTGATCCTCCCCATCGGTTCTTAAGGCCAATTAGAGGTTCAATTCCGTTCTTAACGGACTGGACGGCCATAATTTTCCAGTTTGGATTGCCACTGCCGTTTTCCCAACAAGATATACACCCATCTGCATCAATGAATCCAGCGGCGTATTCAACTGAGATGTGTATGTCTTGGTCTAGGTCTATATCATCCTTCATTTCTAGTCCTTATTCTGAGAACGCTTTAAGTCTTTGAGGCCATCCAGTATCTCCTGACCTATATCGCGCCGGGTGGAGGCGGAGTGCTTAATTCCGGCGATATGTTCGTCAATATCCTCTGGCCGATACTGCGCCCGTTCCATTTCCTCACGTAATGCCGCTTCAAGGGCTGCGCCCTCAGCAAGCGCCTTCTCTGCCGTTTCTCTCCAGTATTCGGCTGATTGGTAGGGCTTGGTAAGGGTGGAGGCGGAGGCGCGCTCAATAAATTCCCTTGACTTTTGGCCGAGGTCCGTGTTTTCAAAAACCCC